ACTCACTAAACAACAAGTAATCCTTGAAGGTGAGAAGTTTCGCGACCACTGGATTGCACAGGCAGGGGCAAAGGGAAGAAAGGCTGACTGGCCTGCAACATGGCGCAACTGGATACGGAATCGAAGAAAGACGCCAGAAACTAAATCAGCAGGGTTTGTTAATGACCACACAGACCCGAGCTGGCGCGATGGGTTATAGAGCTAATGCTATCAAGTGTTCACTAGGAGAATGGTATGGCAATTGTAAAGCTAGAAATGACGGCTAGACAGTACAAGAAATTAGCGGATTATCTTGAAGCGCATGAACCAGATATTGCTAACGATATAAACGACTATGGTGACTTGAGAGACTTATTCTTTTTGGTGTTTGAAACCCATGCTACAAAAGGAAAGATTCACAAGAAATTCACTACGTACAATCCCTAATACACCCCTACAGCCATTTAGGGATAATAAGTTATGTTTTGGAGGTGATGCGTGAGTGATATAAAGGCAATACCTAGTGAGGCTGGATTAGACGCGCTTGCTGAAATGAGAAAAATGCACAGTAAAGTCAGCGAAGTAACTATGTGGGCTGTATCTGGAACTGGCGAAGACTTTCGGTGCGTACACTTAGATGATGCAGATAAAATTGAGAGCGAGCTGTGCGTTCTTGGTGTTGACTACGATGTGACGACTGACGCATAACCCCAAGCTAACAGGTGAGCGAATGAACAAAGTGAATGAAGCGAGTCCAGCGAACAAAGTGAGCGATGTTGAGCGTGCTGTTATGCGGCAACCATTGCTTACAGTGCGATTGCGGAGCTTTCCAGAATCGAACGGAAAACGAAATTGGACGGCCATGTTAGTGCGGGTTGATAAATGGGGCGGCTTGATAGGAAATTGTGGCGGCATTACTGTTGCGCGTGGTGAGTTGTGGAACAGAGTTGCTTACGAGGCAGAGCGCACAAAGCTGTTAATTGGTGAGCGAGATACGGAGCCTCATATTCTTGACTACGGCGTTGATATTGAGACGCCTGAGCAATGGGCTGGTGAGGTGCACGGTGGGCGAGATATTGACGCATAACCGAGAATTAACCGGCGGGAACCGTCCGGTTGAATGAGTTGTTATGCGTAATACAGGAGAGAATACATGACACATAGCCACCCAAAGACGGCAGGAATGGATGCATTGCAGCTAAAGCTGCGCGAAGCACGGAAAACCTGCGCTGAAGATGGATATAACGGTAAGTTTTGTTCGGTATTTGACGAAGCGATAACCGCTATTGGTAACGCAAGAATAAAGTCAAAAGAGCTTAATAGTTTGCTGTGGCGATACGGAAGCCACCCAGACGGATGCGCTAGAGCTATGGCAGAAGGACAAGTTTGCACTTGTGGTCTTGCTGATGCGCTAGAGCTTGCTGACTTGTATGACGCATAACGCCTAGCTAACCGGCGCCGCCGTGAGCGCATGATTTCACCGCGAACCCGAAGCGGCGTCGGGTTGAGCGAATTGTTAGGTGGCGTACCCACCGAAGGAGACGATATATGCGAGCAGATCAAATGCCAAAGCCGTGGCCGCCAGCGCCAGAGCCGGACGAGCTGGAGGCTTTTCTCTACCAGCTTGAGAACAGTATTGAACGTGCTGAATCGCCAGACTGGTGCGTGCTGAATCTCAACGTGCAGCAAGGTGAGAACCTGTTGCGGTTGATCCGCGAGCGCACCCAAGCCACCTAACCCAGAGCTATGGGGCGAGCGTAGCGAGTCCAACGAACGGAGTGAGTGACCATGAGCGAATTGTTATATGACTAAGGACAAAGTAATGCAGATACAAGAATGGGCGAACATTAACCGGATGACACCGGAAGAATTTACCAACTCAATAGTGGAGACGCTGGCGGCCATTGCTGGCACTCGACTGGATGAGCGTGAAGGAATGCAAGACAGCTACGGCATGGTATTTACTGTGCAAGACGATGACCATGAGTACAAGATTATTGTGGCGCGTAAAGGCATATAACCTTGCCATAAACGGCGAGTGAAACGAGTCCGATTCATGGCGTTGTTATACGCCGGAGGTTACAAGTGGAAATTAAACAATACGACACACGGTTAATGGACTTGGCTTACATGATTCGCCAGTGCCGAGAAAAAACAAAAGAGGTTACGCGCCCATACCCTGACCATGTTCGCAGGCAAGCAGATGCTCTGGAATCGCAGATGCTTAATGCCGATGTGATTATTGGTGGGTTGATTGGAATTCTGAATGAGTCACGAATTGCGCTTTCTCAATCTGTGGCAGCAGCTAACAGCAAAGAAGGCGTATAACCCTGTGGTAAGCGGCGGAACGTCCGCTTGACCACGTTGTTATACGCTAAACACGAGGGTGTTTTATGATTGAATTACTGAACATTGACTGCATGGAATACATGAAAACGCTGCCAGATAAGGCGTTTGACTTGGCTATTGTTGATCCGCCTTATGGGATAGGGATGGATGGCGGAAACGTGGGGTACAAAGGGTTTAACGATTTCGCAAAGAAGGCATGGGATAGCGCGACACCTGATGATGCGTACTTTGCAGAATTGCAGCGCGTTAGCAAGCAGCAAATAGTATGGGGTGGGAATTACTTTAATCTTCCCCCGACGAGGTGTTTTTTGATCTGGGATAAGGGAGCTGGATTCAAAGGGCGAACATACGCAGAGTGCGAGCAGGCATGGACTAGCTTTGATGCAAATGCGCGTATCTACCAGCGCGACCCATTATGCAATGGGGACTACAAAGGCAAGATACACCCCACCCAAAAGCCTGTAAAGCTCTACGAATGGCTGTTATCCAACTACGCAAAGCAAGGCGACAGGATACTGGATACGCACCTTGGCAGCGGTAGCGCGATTGCAGCGCATTATGGCGGCTTTGATTTTGTAGGGTGCGAGCTTGACGCGGATTACTACAATGCAGCAAAGGCAAGGTTTGAGCAGGCGACTGCCCAGCTTGCCATGTTTGGTGCATAACACTGACTTCTGCGACACAGCGCCGCATGAATAACTTAACGAGACATTAATTAACGAGGTGGTTATGAATATATATGCAGAAGAAGGCTCGAAGGTTATTTTTGAGCATGATAATGCCGGACTGGCGTTTACAATCGATATCTGGTGCCTTTGCAATGAGAAAATACTGATCGATGTCGGCATATGGCTTGAGCATCCTCTCAAAACAGAAGGGTGGAGCCATTGGCAAAGAGTGCCGCCGCCATCCGGTCGACGGTATTACCTACCTGGCTAATCTGATACACCTGAAATCATGCGGCCCAATACGCAATGGGAATGGGGAGTCGCATTGTCTGATCACGTCCTGCTGAGCGTATTCGACACCTGCAATAAACCCTTTGTTGAGGCTGTCACTTTGGCCTGCCTTGTAACCGGCAAAGACTAGCGCAGCGCAGATCAAAACCGCCGCAATGACCGGCTTCCAGAATCCGAATTCGATGTAAACGGTGTCTTTGTTCATGGATAAGCAACCCCTTCAACTTCGACTAATGTGTAGTATTTATTCCAGAAAACATCTTCACGCTCGCCTGACTCATGCAGCACCAGGGTTGTGGTTCCTTCCTCCGGCAGCCTGATTTGGTCAATCTCATTGGCGATGCAGTCGATCACAAGGCTGACGTCGTCATTGCCACCTGGCTGTTCGATGTCGATCGGTTCAGAAAACGACTTGAGCAAGATCGTATACTCGCCCTCTTTCGGGTCGCATCCTTTCTCGGTGACAATAAAAACTTCGATCTTTTTCATGGCTGCACCACCGGCTTGATTTCATACTTCGCAACATCTGTGTCGCCGGTTTCTTTGTGAGCAAGGTTCCCGTGCTTGTCCGTAATGAACATACCCATAGGCAGGACGATCTTCGGAAATTCGCCATGCCATGTGCCGGTATGGCATTCAGAGCAAAGCGCCTTGCCTTCCTCTGCTGCCCAGTAATGACCTACAGCAGTATTCTCGCGAGCACCGCATCGTGTGCACTGATACAGGCTCATGGCATGTTACTCCGCATGTACTTCATCGCTTCATCTGCAAAGTCACGAGCCAGTCGAGTGCGTGCTTCGAGTGATGTGATCAGTTTGTCGCCAGATTTCCATCCCTGTGCGTTAATACACTGTGGCAGCGCTGCCAGGAACGCACGGTTCCAGTTCTCGTTATCGCGTTTGCGAATCTGCTCTCGGTCGATGTCAACCTTCTGCCGTTTCCTGCCAGCCCGGTAGCCGCGAGAGTAGCCGGCCTTCACACCGTTTTTGTATGCCTGTTCCTGATACGCCTCGCTAGTCATGCTGCACCTCGTATTGCCAAATCTTCACAGTGCTTGACTGCGGCCTCTAAAGTTAAATGCACGCCGTCGTACACATGCATAAATTTACTGTCGCCATCCATAACCTTGTAGTAACACCAGTAATCAGTTGGAGTGCCATCGCGGTATACGCACTCCCTGATTGCATAGTTTCCGCAATGGCTCTGCCATCCGCGGCCATTGGGTTGATTGTCTGGTATCCAGTGAATGCTCATGAGTTAACCACCGGATACTCGTCATGCAGGACGCCATCGAGCAGACGGCCTGCTGCTTTTTTGCCAACGCGGCGCATCAATGCAACGCCGCCACGCTGGCCGTCACTGTATTGGTACTTCTGGCCATCACTCCAAATCCAGTCGCGTTCAGGGCCGCCAGTATCGCATTCGTCCTGACAGGCAGAAAGGTATTCACCGTTCTGCTTGAACAAGAACGGCACACCGGCTGCCTTGCACTGATCGCGCAGTGACCGCGCCCAATCAGGATGCATTGGCCTTGCGTTATTGCCTGACTCCCCGCCGACAACAACCCAGTCGAGTGCCGGATAATTTATTTCGTGGCCATCATCAAGCAGCTCAACGCCGCGCTGCAAATAGTTTGTGAGACTTTCGCCGCCACCCGGCATTCGCAACCATGATCGCGTCAGGTCAATCGCACCAAGCAACGGCTCTGCACTTATCCACCGCACCGCTGCTGGCGTTTGCAGCAACAGAGGGATGCGCTCGTCTGCGGTTTTCTGATCCTCTACGCTAACGCCGAGCCAGACGTTGCGTGGATAGCATCCATCGCCAAAAGGGTGATACACCATAAGTTCTGGTACAGCGCCGGAAACCAATACAGGCGAGGCTGATGTGCGCTTTTGAATATACTTTTGCATCCGCTCAGGACGCTTGGTGAGTATCTGGAATGTGTGCTGATGAGCCATTCCCATCACAGCGAACACTTTATCGATGAAATAATCCGGCACATTCTCGTGGAATAGGTCGCTGGTTGAGCAGACGAAAATCTTGCGCGGTTTCTTCCAGCGAAGTGGTTCGTCGAGCTTTTCCGGCACGAGTTTTATCTGCCCGTTCCACTGGCCACCTTTAGCGATTAATCCTTCATACGGGAGTCCGGTTCCGCTGAAGCGATTGGCAACACTTTCGGCATAGCAGTTCATGCACCCAGCGCTTACTCGAGAGCACCCTCTTGTTGGTGACCACGTAGCGTCAGTCCACTCAATACCAGTCTTGTCAGCCATAAATCACGCCGCCACAATTAAATAGACGATTGTAAACGCCAGTCCGGCATCTACAATCGCATCAAAAGCGATCTGGCCAAGTCCGCCTTGCTCGTAAACATCGCCGGTTATATAACAGAGAAGCAGTCTGGTCATGCAGATACCATTTCTCGCAGTTCCTTGTACGTTGGTTTATCATGTGCTGGATGTGGAGACCATGGGGCACGGTAATATCCTATGTCGCGGCATGTGGAGTCATGGATCGCCTTGTCGGCTTTTCTTTCACGTTTCGCGATCGCGGCATCGATAACCGCACGGTTTTTTACCGGGTCCCGGCGCTCGGCTCTCAGCTTGTCGTTAGCGCGTATGCGGCGTTTCCTGTCCTGCTGTTGCTCGTATCGAGTGGCAGCGCGTGGCTTTGCCGGAGGTATGGCAGGAGTTCCCATATTCAGTGATGACGCCGCTAATAGTGCCGCCATAAAAGCAGCCTTGTTTGATGTGTTAATTGTCATATTTTCTATCCTCTGAATTGATAAAATGCTTTAAACCCGTACAGTTCTTTGGCCTTTGTTGTCCATTTGCGAAACAACACCGTTTGCCTCCATCCTTTCGATGTACCGTGCCGCCTGATTGTAGCCTATTCCAAATTGACGCTGTACCGCTGAAATTGATGCTTTTTTGTTATCGATCACCCATAGCTGAACTTCCAGAAAGCTGAGCGTTTCGTCATCACTTAAAACCGGCGCTGTTTTTTCTGTTGCGGTTTCCAGAAGATCGCCTTGTGGCATCCAGAACTTTGCGGGCATACGCTCAAGCAGCATTGATGCAAGCCTGTCTATGGCTATGGCTGGCGGCTCTCTGACGGCCATACTGAATACCAGATAAGCTTTGTTGTCTGGCATTGGCTGGAAGCTGAACTTTGTCAGGCTGCATCCCTGAAACTCCATCTCCATCATTTCGACAGAAACGTTTTTATAGCTTCGCTTAAACTTGACGTTCTCCATATTTTCAAATCTGGGGTCTCCGGCTTCGTTGGCAAGCCAGAAACAACGATGGCACTCGCCGTCGTTTATGTCCTGGCACATAAGGTCGTCAACGGTATCTGCATCGACTACCATCCCCAGCTTTACGTCAAGGACGAGCGTTTCTTTTTCAGCGCCCTCTTTCCGGACGTTGATATGCTCTATCAGTACATCTGCATTAAAATTGCGCATATGATTTTATTCTCCGGTTATCGTTTGGTTTTTGCCTTGGCTTTGCGCTTCGGTGTTTTGCTTATGGTGCGGTCGCGCAGGGTGTTGTAGCGTTTGAATAAAGCCGCATGACGCTTTGCCATGGCGTCGCGCTCTTTTTTATAAATCAAAGCTGCAGACTCCCATGCGTTTCGATCTTGCATGGCATCGATTCCGGCCTCTATTGCCTCGGCTCGCTCTCTGATCGCAACGGCGAGCTGCTCGCGTTTTATATCAGTATTTTTGCGATGTGATGTACTTGCCTGCTCCCACTCGCCAATCAGCAAATCCTTAAGCGCCTTGATCTCCTTCTCGCGGGCAGTTTCCCTGTCGCCAATTAGCCATACGCCGAGGCGCATCGTCAGCGGGTTAATCATCGCCTCGCACAAAGACTTAATCTTGCCTGGCAAAATAGACCAGAGAACCATAATCGTGGCCGCGATAACCAATGCGCAGAACAGATACCAGCCAATCAGAAATAAAGTGTCTTGAATGCTCATGCTGTTTTCTCCTCGACCACCGCCTCAATTTTCTTATACGGATACTTCACCGCCTCGGGCTTAATGAACTTCCCGAAGTGCTTGCCGATAGACTCAGCCGCTTTGAATGCAGCAAAATCTTCAGCCGTGAAGTTTGAATAATGGTAAAGGCTGGATGGCTCGCCTTTCCAGTTCTTGAACTGAATGGCAAGTGTATTGGTTTCTGGGTCATGCCCTATCGCGGTAATTTGCGAACTTTCTACTGAATCAAGTGCTATGTCTGTCATGGTTTTCTCCTGTTGTATGGTGTGTATATGTTAGCATGTTGATAATGCGTTATCAAGTGCCGGTGTTCGTTAAAACCGGCTCTGGACTTTTTAAAGTAGTGCCATTATCGCTACTGTGCGGTTCAGCTCACTTAGGCGAACAGGTCAACCTGAGCATCTGGCGTGTATTTAATACGACTCCCAAAGTAAAAGCCGCATTGCCTGTCTTGCCATTGGTCCGCAATTCGTTAAAAAGGAATATCGTCATCAAAATCATCGAATCCGCTTGCTGCAGGCGCCTGGCTTTGAGCCGCTGCGCGTGGTGCCTGTGCGCCTTCTGGCTTGCTGTCGAGCATTTGGAGTTCATTCGCCACAATTTCAGTGGTGTAACAATCCCTGCCGTCTTTGTCCTGCCACTTGCGCGTGCGAAGCGATCCTTCGACGTAAACTTTAGAACCCTTCTTGACATAGGCTGATATGATCTCAGCCAATTTATTAAAGGCGACAACCCGATGCCACTCAACTTTATCAACCTGCTGACCCGTGTTTTTGTCTTTCCAGCTTTCAGAAGTTGCTAGCGAAAAATTAACGACAGCAGAGCCTGATGCTGTCACTTTTGATTCTGGATCCTGCCCGATGTTACCAATCAAAATTACTTTGTTTACGCCGCGAGCCATTATGCCACCTCTGCTTCTGTGATTGAATTGTGTGCGTCAAGCAGCCATCGAGCCGCGATGATCTTCTTGACGTTGTAATGCGCCGCTATGACATTGACCAGCTCTGCGTTGGATGGTCTGATAATGCCAACCGCAAGCTCCACCTGCTCTTTTGTTGCTGGATTGCCGTCAATCTCGACCTTGATAACTCGTGGTTGTGCTGGCTCGCCATCAGAAAATCCTACAACTTCATGCGATGAAAGAAGCTGACTACCGTCCGGAGTGGTCCTGTCTACTCGGATTTTTAAACCATCGGCCGATGCCTGCGCCGGGATTGTTCCGTGCGCTTCGGTGGCATGTTGGCGTACAATTCCGGTACTCGCAGCTGCGTCGTCAATTGCTTTCTGTGCTTCTGCCTTGGCTGCATCATCTTTCGCCTGTTGCGCTATCTGCTCAAGCCGAACCTTTGCCGCCGCTTTTGCTTCTTCCTCCTTCCGGATCTGTTCGCGCTGTTCATCGAGGCGCGCCTGTTCTTTTGCGTCATGCTCGGCAATGCGTGCTTTGATCAGGTTCACCAGGTCGCCGTTTTCTTTCTGCACTATGGCCTGTGCATCCATGAATAAAAACTCTTTGCCTGCAGCAAGTTCGCGCAGGCTTTGTAGATTAATGTCCATGCGGTCGGCCAGTTCGTTTGCCTTGATTTTGCAGTTTGCCAGCTCGGCGTCTACGGCGTCTCGAAGTGATTTGACCGTTTTCTTGCCGCTCATCACGCCAGCGAAGTTTCCGGCAATGGCAGGAAGTGTTACCTTGCCACCGAGGCGCTTGTTGAGCGTGTCAATGTGCGCCTTCAGTGCCAGTTCACCTTCCTGCTTGATCTCAATGCGAATGCTGGCCTTTTTGGCTTCCAGTAATTTCTCAGCCATCAGGCGATTCTCGCGTGCCATCTTGTGCAGCATGTCCTTTGTGCGCTTCATCTGGTCGATGGTCGCAACCTGTGCGAGTGCCGCCGCCTCTGCCTGGTTAAGTGCGTCCTCGGCTTTATTGAGCGTTTTGATCTGCGTGTCAAGGTCGGCAAAATCCTGATCTGTCTTTGGCTCGCGGATAAGTTGCTTCTGCACAAAATCAGTGAGCGCAGTTCCGAATGCCGTCAGGTTATCAATAATCGCTATCTCCCCGGATACCTGAACAGATACGGCGGGAAGGTCAAGTACGGGCCCAGATACAACCTTTGGCGCATCTTCGACATGTTGGTAGCTGGCAAGGTCAACATCAAACTGACGCCATGCTTGCATCAACTTTGTGCGATCACCCTCTGATAATTGAAACCACATCCACACGGTTTTTTCTTTCGTGCCATCAGTCACCATGTATAGTTCTTTTTCTGCGTCGCTAGTAGCGAGCTGCTGGACCACCTGCCAGTAATCTTCTTCAGGCAGTATGTTGTTTCGCACATCGGCGGCTTTCGCTTCATTCCATTGTTTGCATTCCCATGCAATATCACCAAGCATGGTCAGGCCGTCGAATGATGCGCCAAGGTAATCGTCATCGGTGGTAGCAATTACCGGAAAAAGCTCCTCGCCTATGATTTCTTCGGCAATCGGTCTTGCCATGGCTTCAACTTCATGCCCTCTCTCAAAAAGAACATTAATAACCCAGTCGCTGTATTCCTTGGATGATCCGGTTGCCTTTAATCGTATCAACTCCCTTCGTGATGTTTTTTTACATGCGCCCATCATCACAGACGCTTCGCTGGCATTGCGCGCATCTATGCGAGCGCGGTGTGCATGCCATTCCGGAGACCCGGAAACTAATTTAATGATTTTCATTTAACTATCTCCCCTGTTGATTCATCGATTGTTACCGGCGCGTCGATATCAGGCAGGTCGAAGCCTTCAACTTTTACCTGCTCTTTTTTGTCGCGGCGAATCTTGCCTTTCTGTTCGTCGGTCAGCTTGCCCTTTGACTCAACCATCGCAATGATGTCGTCGGCTGTTTTCTTGCCGTCGTCGATAGCCTTGTGCCATTTGGCCAGGTTTTTGTCGAACTCCTCGGCAGGGTATATAGCCGGTTCTTTTGGCTGCTTTGGTGCGGTATCAACACCAGTGTCGATTGTCTTGCCGATCATTTCATCTTCAGTGTGAGTGCCGCCCAATTCATCTGGGAAAG